GTAAGAGACTGCCCGCTGCTCGAGATTCCAAACCTATATACTCCTATATGGGATGGTGTTTTGAAGCCCCGTCCGTCTATGACGAGACGTATATGGGCAGTCGTGAAGAATCTTTGGGTTATATGCAGTTTCGGTATGGAGTGAGTGTAGATGATGTTGATTCATTTCTTGAGTTGCTTGGGGAAGAACTTGAGATGTTTTCCGGATATATACATCCGTTGAGCTGGATCTTCATTGTCAATGATTACTTTTAAGCTGACGTGTCTAGCGTCAGGTAGCAATGTGGTGAGCTACTTATCCAAAACCCGCACTCTTCTTATACGAGGTTATAAGTCATTCATTGGGCATTACTGAATGGCGCCATCACAGAAGAGGATTACGAGAGACGGTATTTACTGTCGCACGCTCGTATACCATTAAGGTGCAGCCCTCGGACATTTACCATAAGGCGGGTGAATGATCGTCAAATAGTCTTACAAGTTTTACACATACTTCAAACAACATACCGACTCGAGAGTTTGGACACTCCTCCAGTCCGGCATCCGAATCATCAACAGTGATGGTTGAGATGCCGACATCTGCCCCAGCGTCAGCTGGGGCTTCTTCTGATCCCCTTCAGACAAAAACACTCACAACCCCTACTACCACTTCTGATTGGCTTGACACGCCAACTGAAGACTGGACAGATGTACCCTCTGTTAAGGAGGTTACTAAGTCTCTATCCCAACAATCCCAATCTTTACCACCTCTTCCTGAGGGTGTTGCAAAAACAGCTAACTTACCTGTTTTCAATGATGAAGATAAAGAGCTACTCATTTCTTACTTTCCAAAATTTGAATCGGTCAAACACGCCGCCTCATTGTGTGCTTTGGTATTACCCAAGCTACATGAGTACATCGGTTCAATCAAATGGGAAACAAAACCTTTGTTTCACCAGAGAGTAGGCGATAATTTCGTGGTATTTGAGCCCAAAATTGTCGTTAAGGAGTTCTTTATGTGTCAATATTGGTCCTCGCAAGGTAGGACTGTGAAGGATCTCAGCAAATACCGTGAATATTTGGAAAGAAATTTTTCTGATCCAGATCTCATTGCGTTAATATTTGACTGGGAACGTTTACTTCACTGTCCCAAAATCCACGCGATGCTCCAAGACGCATTGCCTTCCATCGAGACAAAACAGGGAGGTTCCTTAAAAGATGACAACGATGAACCTGGAACTTTTTCCAGTCCCGTCGAATCGTCTGCCGCTTTCATGGATGAGGCAGAAATGTCTCATTCACGCAAACACCATCAGCACTTCGAATCAACTTTGAACAGTGCCGGATTCAATCGAAAAGAGAAAGATTTGATCAAGCTAGCTACTGCAGCTTTTGCTGCATCTCTTGATGTTAAATTGCCTATTGGAGAACACCTTTCTGTGCTTTCCCA